GTTGATCTTTGACGAGGGTAAGTTTCTGTGGTCGTACCCAGATCCCCCTCCTAACAGCAACTATGGAGCGTGTAATGTCAAATAAAGAGTCCAAGTATCATATGCTTGGAGGTCGTACTCACTTTGATAATGTGCAGAAGCTGTCTAATCAGGCAGAAACTCACACTCAGAGTGATTCGTGGTTTTATTCCACTGCGACCGACTCTTTTGCTGGCACTACTAATCCACATTGGCGTGACCAGGTTAGATATGGCGGAAACGCCACTACTCCTGCCTCAGGTACGAAATACCTGGTTAAGGAGTATGAATATCTTTCCTGGGCGATCAAGTGGGTCGATGATGGCTCTAGACTCTCTGGGTTCGATTACTCGACCCAGTCTGGCTATGGTGTGCCACCCTATAGCTTTCCAGCTATTGCTTCGACACCTGCTGACGTTGTTGCCGATACTAACAACCGTGCCATTAGAAAGTTTCTTGACGCTGCTGATCAGGCTCGATCCTCTGTTGAGGCCGGGCAAGATTTTGCAGAGTGGAGAGAGACTATTCATGGCTTGCATCGTCCGATGGACAGCATGCGAAAGTTGACAGTTAGGACCTTAATGGATCTCAAGAAGAGACTCATAGGTCGAAGACTTAAACGATTGCAGTTCTTGAAAGCTGTTGCGGATTCGTATCTTGAATGGACCTTTGGATGGGCTCCCCTAGCTAAAGACATAGAAGATGCAGTTGTGGGCTTGCAGACTCGTCTGCAGCGCCCGCAAGTTGTATCTATCCGTGCTTCTGCAAAGGGAATTGGTCGTGTCACGGAAGTGACTGGCTTTACTGTCCAGGGTCCCAATTACGCTCGTAGATTTCAGAGCCAAGTTAGAGGCTCTTACTATCGGCGGCTGAAAGGCGGGATACGTACTGGGGCTGTGAATGGTGCCATAGGCCGTAAGCAAGTGTTGCAGCTCGATGCTGCCCATTTTGCCTCTACAGTCTGGGACATCATTCCTTACTCCTTCGTTGCCGATTACTTCGTCAATATTGGCGATATAATCGAGGCTATGTCGTTTCGGATTGGTAACCTCTCTTGGGGCTGTGATACTACGCTGATAGTTAATGAAGCGATATTTCGCGACGTTAGCTTTGACGCTAATAGTATCATTCGTCCCCATATGAATATTATCAGTTCACGATGGGCCGGCGGTAACGCTCGTTTGCAAACACGAACGTTTACGAGGAACCCGATTACCTCTCAATCGCTTGTCCCGAGTTTTCGGTTTAATTTACCGATTTCGAGCAAGCCTTGGGAGAATCTCGGTTTCTTGACACTCGCTCGCGCAGCAAACGCTGCAATTTCTGCGGAATACCGCAGATTCAAGTAGTCCTTTATTGGAGTTTCCATGAGTCTTTCACTCACTACACCCGTAACAGGGTCTGCTCAGTCTGGGTTGACGTCTCCTACGTACACCCTGGCTGTGGACACGCCGCCGACCAGTGCTGGCAAACAGTATGCAGTTACCGCCCTTGGCGGAACGCAAACTGGTGTTGACACTGCTTCGTCGCCGTCCCGTCCGTTTACTATAACCGGTTCAAGACCCCAGGTGCTTCGGTCCCTGGGTCCTGTAGATCCGGTAACGGGCGTTCTTCGTGCGATACCTCGTAACTCTTACACTGCGTTTCGCGTACGCAAGGGCGTTACTCCACTTGCAGGTCAGTCGCCGGTGGTGGCACAAGCCACTGTCACGATTGACATTCCTGCTGGAGCCGAACTTGCGGACGCGCCCAATGTACGAGCGATGCTTTCGTTGCTTTTCGGGGCTGTGGCGCAAGCCTCATCCTCGATTGGCGACACGGTCGTCACAGGAGTGATCTAGTCTAACAAACTAGATCTATCCCCATGGATGATCACAAAAGCACTAAGGTGGTTAAAGAGCCACCCCAGCGCCATCCTGATTCTGTCGTTGGTTCTGGGAACTGTGGGTGTAAATCCGCAGATTACCAGCGCCGTTACTTCAGTACTTCAGGATGTGATTTCTCCATCAACGGAAAACTTGACGCAACAGGAGTGATCCACCTTGAGGTGGAAGTTCTTGATTGCGATGGGTTTGCTGTTGTCCTCAAGCCGCGAATGCGGCCTGTGGACCCGGTACTTAGAAATAAGTATCGAGTTGAAGATCTCATTCGCCAGACTGATGAGGGTTACTTTTCGACTCACGTCGATGAGTTATGCTCAGATATCTGGTGTCTTGTCGCAGAGTTCGCCACTAGGGAGTAATCCCATAGATCGAACTTAGAGGTATCACATTGAGGAGATGCCATGAGCAGTCGCTCTGACGATCTTTATCAAGCCGTCTTGACTGATGTAGGTTATCATTTGCCTTTTCCTGTTGTAGGACAGGCTATGATTCCTCCAGATGCTTCTTATAAGCAATTTTGTTCTAGTTATCTTCTTTTTAACCTCCTACGTAAGTGGGAGGTGAGGGGGGATGATGCGGACGAAGTTGCGAAAGAGAAGTTCCTTACGTCAAATCAACGATGTAAGGACTGGAATCTTCGTCTGGATACTGAAGGTGATTCACTTCTGTGGGGAGAATTCCTCACAGAGGTTGATCGGTTCCTTCATCCGGAAGGCCAGATGCTTTTCTCTAGCACGTTCGAGATGTTTGAACATGCGAGAGTAGGCCCTGGTGCTGCTATCCTTGCACGGAGCGAGAGTACCTACTCGAAACTCTTTGCGAGTAAGCTAAGCGTTACATCCGTCTCACTATACTTCGCGTATAGGCGGTGGATTGAGTGGTTCCCTTTGATGGATGAGGCAGATTCTTTCTGCCGTTCCTCATTAGGTGGCCCGATATTCACCGTGGCGAGTCGAACAAGCTTTGCTCCAAAAACGATAGACTGTAGTCGTATGATATGTGTTGAGCCTTCGTTGAACATGTTTGTTCAACTTGGACTCGGGCATATCCTGGAGGAGAGGTTGCGATCTAGCTTTGGGCTGGATCTTTCCAATCAACCAGAGTCAAATATACGACTTGCTCGTGAAGGAAGTTTGACCGGTCGTTTTGCAACGATCGATCTTTCTTCTGCATCTGACAGTATCTCTGTAAATCTTTGTAGGCTAATATTTCCGTCTTGGTTCTTCCGAACCTTGACTGAGATACGTAGCCCTTTTACAGAGGTAGGCGGTCAGCGCGTGAAGCTAAATATGATCAGTACAATGGGTAATGGTTTTACCTTCCCATTGCAAACTCTGATTTTTAGCTGTCTGATTCGAGCTGCCTATCGGTCCCTTGGGATTGATACCCTAAGGTGCTCCAGCCTTGGAGCAAACTGGGGATGTTTTGGGGATGATCTCATTGTGGAGGCGAAAGCCTTCCACCGTGTGATCCGTCTTCTGAGCATCCTTGGTTTTTCCGTAAACAGCAAGAAGACCTTCTTTGAGGGTCCGTTCAGAGAATCTTGTGGCGCCGACTGGCTTTCTGGCCAGCCGGTGAGACCGGTCTTTGTTAAAAGATTGGGATCTCTTCAAGATATCTTTGTTGCCATAAACCTACTAAACGAGTGGTCTGCTCGAACTGGTATCGCTCTTCCAAGAGCGATTAATTTTCTCCTATCATTAATACGTTTCCCGCTTCACAGCGTGGCCGTCCCATATGATGAGAACAATGACGCCGGTATTCGGGTACCCTTGTGTCTTCTCGATCGAAAGCATTTAATCTGGGATCGTGGTCCTAAGAGAGACTCCTCTCGACCGATCACTCAATCCCTCTGTTACAGGCCCTTTCGAGCTGTACCAGCTGCTTATCGAATTAGGGAAGACGGTGCAATCCGTGCACCGCGTGGTTCAAAGACGCTGATCTCTAATCCTGCTGGATTAGAGGTTTCAGCGATACATGGCGAGCTTCGGCGGTACCAGATAGGAGTCCGTGAGGACAAGGCTAC